TGCTTGTTGAGGGCACGCCAATCGTTGGTAATCACAAGAACCTTTGATGTCGTCTCAAACGATTTCTCGTCGTCTTTGTTTGCATTCGTGTGCCACGAGACAGTCTTCTTCGACTCGGTTTGACAGACACACTTCAAGATGTTGATACAATCCTTGTTCGACAGCAAACCATCGACATCATCGAGAAACACTGGCAAATCAGCTTTCTCTTGAAGACTCTTGTAGAACGTGAAAGCACTGACGCGGCCTTCCAGCCACAAGTGCCCATCGTTCGGCAGATTCCTCTTGACAATGCTTGACTTGCCGACACCGGCTGTGCCTTCGACAATCATGATTTCCAACTTTCCTTGGTTGAAAACCTTGACCAGCGAATCTAGCTCGGCGTAGGTCTTGACGAGCGTTTGCATGGATTCCTCCATAGTAAGGTAAGGCGCTTCCGACGACCCAGATATACCGCTGGATCGTGCCCGGTGTAACAACCTTGAGCCGATTAGCTAGGCTGCGTATCCAGAAGATACACTTTGAACATAGTTCAACCCATAGCCAAGAGCTTCACGGTCGCGGTTGAATCAGGTACATGGCTTTGCCACGTACAAATGCGTACAACTCTGGCCCACCTGAAAAGGTTGGGAGTGTTGCAATTCTTTCGTACTTGTGAATCATTCCAAGTAAGGCGACGCATTCCTCAACAGTAGCCAGTTCAGCTACAATCGGCATTTCGCCTTTGAACAACGGAGCGTGCATGTCATAGATGGTGAACATCTTGACTCCTTAGTTTGACGGTGTAATCGCAACATCAAGGATCACGCGAACCGTGTCCGTGCGTTGCATCGAAGTTAAGTACACAGCAACGATGTCGCTTTGAGTCGCGATTCCTCGCTGTGTCAGAACTGTTTCACCCTTGCTGTTGATGCAAGTGATGATATACTCATGTTTCATTTGATTCTCCTGTAAAGGTACGACGCTTCCGTCCGGTTCAGGCGGGAACCGGCAACCGTTTTTTGCTAGTCATCGTTGATAAAGAAATCAACCGGGCTTGTCAACCAAGCATAGATGATTCCTAACACGATCAGGATGATGAATCCAGCCATCAGTCACTCCACTTGCGGCTCTTGCTTCTCAGCTTCGAGCCTGGTTTCTACGGAAATCTCGATGTAATCCGGCGGATTCACGTTCGGCGTGCGAGTCATGAATTTGCCAGTTTCATCGAGAACGAACTCCAGTCCGCTTGCGTCGAGGTATCTTTGTGCCTTCTCGACGAACTCTTCTGGTCCGTCCGATTCCTTCAAGGCTTGAAGATACTTCGCGAGTATCTTTGGTTGCGGAGTTGCACAGCGATACCAGATATGTAACTCGATCTTCTGAGCGAGTTCACGATCCGGCATACTGTTCAACTCCTGAATCAAGTAATACTCGAATTCAGATGTAATCATCAGTCCTCCTTTGGTTAGAGTGTACGGCGATTCCGTCCGGTTCAGTCGGGAACCGGCAACCGTTTTCTCAATCGATGACCCATCCATCTGCAAGCATTGCATCGACGTTCGGGTACTCCGTAGTTGGGACTCCTTCCATTGTCTCCGGCATCTTGTAGAGGTAGGCATGATAGATAATCATCTTGCCTTCCAGGTGTTCTTCCGAACAACAGAGAAGACCAGTGAGTAACGTCTGTGCCGACTTCTTCACCGGAAGCCAAGGCCATCGTGGCCACAGGTCTGGATTCAGAATCATCTGCTTGTCAGTTTTTGGCATAGCTTCACCAACACTTCGGACAGATGCCGACACTCAACAATCGTTGAGTCTCGACACTTTGGTTGGGGAAGATCGCCGCGACTGCACCACGCTCTGGGTTGCCATATGCAATCGCTTGCTCCTGCGTCATCACGACTGGCGTGATCTTCGGGCATTTGATGCACGGCACATGGAGAGTGATTCCCGCATCCGGTTCGGGCTTGAACTTTTCATCCGAGCCGACGAAGTAGCGGTAGTTGCCGTCAATCGACACCAACTTGCCCGGACCAAAAGGTGGGGCATCCAACGTGACCTTTTGGCCACGATGAACTTTCTTGATGTAATCGACGCATTCTTTCTCCGTGTCCAGTCTGGCAACGATGGGCGATTTCCCATCGACTTTCTTGCCATCGTGGTCATGGACTTCAATCATGAGGGACTCCTTTTGTTAGAGAACGGCGCTTCCGTCTACCCAGTTTGACGCTGGGTAGCCCCCGGTTATTTCATGATCTCGTTGACCGCCGCATTGATTGCGTCGGCATGTTTAACGTATTTGTCGATGCGATCCATGTTGTCTTCGGCGATGGCCCGAAACGAATCGGAGATGATGTTCACAGGGAACCCCATCGTCAACATTTCGATTCTTTTTCGAGGCATCATTCTTACTTTGTTCACAGGTTCACGAAGATCAAAGAACTTCATGATCTCGTCGTCCGAGACTTCATCGATTCGCTTGACCAATGACGCCAGCTTCTTGTAGTCGAGACTTTCGAGCTTCTTGAGACTCGCGAATCGAGTCCCGAGATGCCAGAACCGTTGGTCGATTTCAATCAAGTCCGAGAGTTGTTTGCCTCGTTCTTTGCCGAACATATTCTGCAAGTCCACATGGTTGACCTTTTGGTGGGCAACCAAGTACAAGGCGGCAAACAACTGATCCTTGATTCCTACCAATTTTGCTTTCATTTCGATTCTCCTTGTTGGGTGAGTGTAACGGCGCTTCCGTCTACCCAGTTATACCACTGGGTAGCCCCTGGTTTTCACTTTGGCACAACTTCGTGCCACTCACCGTCAACAAGAATCTCTTTCAACCCATCGAGCGGGAAGCATTTGTAGTGCTTCGCATCCAAGTCAAACACGTTGACCAGCAAGTAATCCTTGGCGTTGTACGATTGCTCGCCACCTTTCAAGGCTTCCTTGACAAACTTCTTGCAACGCATGTGACGCAGTTGATTTGTTCCCCGCTTGATGAATTTGACAGAGAATTCATCTTGACTCTTTTCGAGGAAATCACGGACATCTTGGTACGTCTTCATAACGCATCCTCATGAACTCGGGGACGATTCCTACCATGTCCATGTAGTGGCGGCTTAGTTCGGCAATGCCGAGTTCACCGTCTACAATCCAGTAGTCTTGCTCACCGTCTAACCAGGCGATTACAAAGATGTAGTCCTTGATGTTCGCTTTCGTAATCTGGTGAGTGAAGCCCTCATACTCCGTGGTAAGAGTAGACCCCAAGTCGTTGACTTCTTCGATTAATCTGAACTTCAACGGCATGGTTCTCTCCTGTTAAGGGTACGGCACTTCCGTCTACCCAGATTCCGCTGGGTAGCCCCCGGTTTACAATTCACAATCTAGCTTGAGTTGTTCCATCGCGTCTCGGGCTTCCTCATCCGTGCCGCATTGCACGAGACGCTTTGCAGCCTCGAACTTCGATTCCTCATCAATTTCCTCCATGAAGTGAACAACTCGTTGGAATCGTTCTTTGAACGCTGAGACTCCATCCTCTTCAAATTCGCCTTCGCCGCCATCGACGAAGACCAATCGCTTTTTGGTCCAGAAAGACAGAAGCACTTGCATGTCCGCCATGATAACGTCCAGCTTTGACCAGATGGACATTCTCGCGGCTTCCATTTCCAATCGGACCTGTTCCTTCGGGTCCGTCTGTTCTTTGGCTTTCTGTTCCAGCTTGGCAATCTCATTGCCGTGTCTTTTCCAGACAGCTTCGGCAATGTCATCGTCAATATGGTAGTGATCGAACAGTTGCATGGCTTTCTCCTTGTTAGTGTACGGCGATTCCGTTGGTCCAGTTTGACCGCTGGACCTACGGTTATCTGCGTCTACGGCTCATTGCCATTGGACCGATGACGAAGATCATGATTAACAGGATCAGCCACATAGTTTCCTCCTGATAAGCAAAACGAACTTGCCGTCTTCTTTGACGGACAAGCGACGGATGGAATCTTTCACTTTGAGAAGCGGGATAACATCCGTCCATGTCTTTTTCGGGACGACGGTTGTTAATCCGTCTTCCACTCTTACGACGATGAACATGGATTCCTCCAGAAAAGGGACGGCGCTTCCGAGCCTACTTGAGGACGAAGTCCCCTAACAGACGCAAACATCCGGGCCGCAGGCTGGAACCCAGAGTTGATTCTACCCGTTGTAGCGTTTGACCGCTGCCGCGAGATTCGTGAACACTTGGACGAGTCCGTCTTTCGTGACGACGAAATCCGTGACCTTGGCGGTAACTCGGACGACCAATTTCTTGGAATCGGCTGAGGAACTTGCCAAAACGTGTTCGACCTTGAAAGTCGAAATATCGTCGATGTTCACTTGGTGTGGCTGAGCCATGACTGATTCTCCATGAAAAGTTGAGGTTACGGCGCTTCCGTTCGGTCCGTAACGTGGGCCGAATCATACGCTGGGGAACGTCTACTTGTACCTTGCTTCAAAGCTAGGTATTTGCTCGATGATTCCGTCAGACCAGTGGATGGTGTCTCCGATTCGAGTGCCAACTCGGGCACCTTTGTCCAGCCACCACGCAGCATACAAGTCCGGTGCAACATAATCGAAGCCACCGAAACCTGCAATAGCCAGCTTCGCTAAGACGCTGGCCGGATTGTTACGGTCGTTGGCAATTGCGTTAGCGACAAAGTTATCGCTAACATCGCCGAGTGCATCGGTTGTGCCAGGTTTCATACTACCCTTGCACAGTGGAGACGCAATCACTAGCCCCGGCTTTTCAGCCAGAACTTTGCTTTTGTCGATTACGAATCCACCTTCAACAAGCTCACCGTAGTAGGCTCGCAATCGAGTATCATAGTATGTGATACTCCCGCCGTCGATGGTATTACCGCCGACGCCGCCCAAACCTATTGACAGTGTCGCTACACGTCTCTCATACATGGTATCTCCAAGGTTAGTGTACGGCGATTCCGACGACCCAGTTTGCCGCTGGATCGTGCCCGGTGTTAGTACGGATTCTTCAAGTCCACGTTGGCGATATGCCGCACGGGGCGTTCGATAACCAGCGTGTAGACATCGTTCTTGACGTTTCGCGTGCCGTCTTCGTCCGGCTTGGAGTTGACGCGAATCGAACCTTTGTAGGTCTCATCGCCGACGCGAACCTTGTAGGGTGCGTTGAGGTAGAGACCATCGTTCGCTGCCGCATCAGCCGCAGCAAGTGCTGCAAACTTTTCACGAAGAACTTGACGCGAGCTAGGCAATTCGATCTCGAATGCCTTTCCGATGGGACTGTTCATTTGATTCCTCTCTTGGTTGGAGTGTACGGCGGACCCGGAAGGGCCGATATGCTTAACCATGTGCCAGCCGTGTCCTCTGCCGGAATCACCGGGTTCAGACTTTGGTCGCTGTTGATTCCCATGGCGCGATAGCCTCGCGAACACGTCTTCTCTGGCTGCCTAGTAGGTGGGACGGCGCATTGTATAGTGCAAATCAAGTGCTAGTACAACGTATCCCCAACCAGTTGTGACAGTGAAGACAGTCTTGATTTTATCGGCATACGGCGCTTCCGTCTACCCAGTTATGACCACTGGGTAGCCCCTGGTTTGCTTACGCGACCTTGACAATCTGGTAGACCGACACGGGCACGGACGGGAACAGCAATCGCACGATGCTGTAGAGGCGTTTTGCCGCCTTCTCTTCGTTGATCGGAATCACCAAATCGCCTTCCTCGAAACTCAACACGATGACGAACATGCTGCAATCTCCTTAAGGTTTGAGTGTACGGCGGACCCGGAAGCACCGGGCTGATTCCTACCCTGTTGGTTCCACCTTTCAACTTCCTAGGAAGAGTGGACTCGGAATCGTTAGGTCTGGCGGTCTCTCACGATGGTTATTTCATCGCGTCCGCTTCGCATCAATTCCTAACTGCACGGCGCTTCCGTCTTCCCAGTTATACCACTGGGAAGCCCCTGGTTATTTTCCTTCTTCTTGGAGACAAGCTCCGATTCTTGCTTGGGCAATTGCTTGTTGCAATGACGCCAGTGACGCCAGCCAATAGCCTTGTGACATTAGCGATTCGTTCACTGGCTCATCTTCGGCAAAGACAAACTTGTCTCGCAATCTTTCGATTTCTGTGGCAAGTATCTTCATGTCCATTTCTGATTCCTCTGGTTAGTGTACGGCACTTCCGTCTTCCCAGCTTGACCACTGGGAAGCCCCTGGTTAGCTCATCGCAATCGTGTTCCGGCGAGTAATTTCATCGTAGAGTTCTTGCTGGGTTTCATATTTCTTACCCGGCAAGCAAGTCTCATACGGGTCATTGTCGCCGACAATCAATTTGCGAGCAACCGCAATATCAGTATCGGCGATAGCCATGCTGGAATGATTCCCTCGCTTGACAGGGAGAGGGACATTCACGCCTTGCTTGCCCGGTACGATACAGTGCAGTCCACGCATTCCGTAGAGATCACCCGACTTTGTCAGGGTAATCTCCCCATCTTCCCAAATCTCATACACCATTCCAGGTGCTTTAATCAATTCGGGGTTATGGAGACTATGCAACAGACTCATCTCTTTCTCCTTGGTTAGTGTACGGCGATTCCGCCTAGTCCGCTTGAATAGTGGGCGGGTTGCCCTTATGGGCTGGGACTTAGACCTTGACGGCCTTCTTCAAGGACGCGATGGCGACCTTGGGGTCTTGGGCCTTGGTGACGCTGAGGAGAATCTCCTCGATGTCCGGGCCGAATCCGAGGGTGCAGATGGACGCCACGGTGTTGTAGACCGTGGCCTGGACCTCGAACTTCTTCAGCGAATCGACATCGTTCCGGTAAATCGCTTTCGCGGTTTCCTTGATGATGTCGTTCTGGTACTCCGTGTCGAACGCGGCGATGTTGTCTTTCGACATGATCTTCTGAGCGTTCGTCTTCGGAGTGCCGAGGAACTCTTCGAGCTTCTCGGCGGTCATCGGAGCGTACTGCTCCAATCCCTTCGTGCGGCGTTTGACGTTCTCGTTCGCGAGTTCCGTCGGGTCCGACCGCATGACGAGGTTGGGCAGGGCCGGGCCGGAAATCGGTCCGTACCGCAGGAAACCGGTGTCTTCCGGCTTCAGTTCGGTGAGGCGATGGAACAGCTTCACTTCGGGGAATCGCTCGTCGAGGACCATGATCCCGTAGAGCTTCTGGCCCGAGGTTTCGCCGACCGCACGGCGGATGTCGTTCTGGACACCCTTGAGGGAGCCTTTCCGAATCTTCTTCGACTCGGTGTAAATCTCCTTCGCCGCGAGGAGGAAATCCTTTTCCGTCATCTTGGAGAAGCCGGTGAGTTTGCCGGAGTTCTCCAAGACTTGGGCGATGATGCGTTCCATCGAGTTCTCGAACTCGACGACGATGACCGGGTACTCCGTAATCAACGGAAGACCCGCATCGTATCGCGCGACGTTGACCGACGGCAGGGGCTTGTCGCCGACGACGCCCAGTTCCAGGAGCTTGTCACGGGTGTTACCCGAGACGCCCATGTACTTGGGCAGAATCAGCTTGCCCTTGCTCGTGCGCGTCGCCTCGAAGACGTGGAGGGCGGAGAGTTTCTTGGAATCGGTTTTCGCCGCTTCCTTGAGACTGTTCCAACGCTCCGTCAGAATCTCCGTGGCCTTCTTCAACCACGCGTCGTCGATCTTGACGACTTCGAGGACACCGTCGCCGTTCATGCGCCAGCCGTCCGCCACCATGCTCTTGTGCAACTCGGCTTCCTTCGTGGGATTCGTTTCCCCCGAGAGACGAGCCTTGTTGAAATCGCGATGATGGAAGACTTCGCCGACCTTGACGTTCGTGCTGTGTGAGGTAGCGCTTGCCATAGTAACACTTGCCTTTCATGATGGAAGAAACGGAATACTCTAGCGACATGCTAGAGCATAAGGAATCGTTCAACTGACAGGAAAACTTAGTGGCTAGGGGTAATCGCCCTAGCGGAATCGAACAAGAATTTTTACGCGCCGAATCCAATCGGTCTTTGCATCAACCGATTCGATTATTAGTTTACAACTGACCACTGACCAATGACACTTTCCAATCGGAAAACGCTTTTGATCCGGTCTCATTTATACTTAGAGGGAAGGTTAGCCCTCCCTCGCCAAAATCTCTTCGACCGTCCAGGTCGTTTCAGTGGACACTTGTTCCACTGACAATCCGACCAGTGAACGCAGGTCCAGAGAATCAAGAAACCCGCGAAGGGAACTTTCATCAATGACTTGCGTCACCTTTTCATCTTGACGAATCACAGTAACTTGAAACATGGTATTCTCCCCTTGTGACCCATGACTCAAAGAATCATGGGTCAGTGAATTGCGAGGGCGAATACCCTAAGCCACTAAGTCAAGCGGACTAGGCGGAAGCGCCGTACACTCGCAATAATCGGCAGTTATGAAACAAACAGCCATTTCATATCCGACTATTACGGAAAGCCCCAAGTAATCCTATATGCTTGGCATTACTGGCAAGGCTTTCTAGCATACCCATGCGGTGTATGCTGGTCTTTCGGCTTGATTCAGCCTAGGCTATCCACTGGCCCCATGTCCTCGCTATAGATAGACTCAGCCACTATAGCTTACTAACCGGGGTTGACGCGGAAGGATTCAACGTGCCGCCTTCGCTTAGGTGAACATCTGTGGGGTTGAATGGCGTAGTTCATATGTAGTCGCCATCGGTCCACTTGCTCTGAAGTCTAAGGTATGCCTTTCCCGCACGCCCATTTAAGGGAGAAATCCCGTAGCCAAACCGTTCTTCTCTGCAATGAAGAGACAGAATCGCCTTGAATAATTTCCATAATTCTTAGGCATGGGCCGATCGGCTCACCTTGCGGCGATACCCTTGCGGGTACTCACCTAAGAATCGGAAGTTATTCGCAGTTATTCCTCTCTTCACTAAGTAGAGACAGAAACGGACCAAACAATTTCCACAATTCCAAAATGGAATTGTAAACGCTTTTGATCCGGTCCCATTTATACTTAGAGGAAAACGACCCCTACCTATACCAGTGTACAGTGTACGCCCATACCTTACCAAACCAGTCGAGTATTGTATGATTTTCATACATTACCAAACCAGTCGAGTATTGTATGATTTTCATACATTACTTCACTGATATTGTATTGTATCGTTTTCCCTCTCTTCACAAGCAAGAGACAGAAACGGGGCGAATAATTTCCTAGAAATTATTTTTCCCGTTTCTGTCTCTTGCTTGCGTTCCCAGCTGGCCCGCGTTCGCGGAAAAGACTGAGAACACAAGCAAGAGACAGAAACGGGGCGAATAATTTCCAGGAAAATAAAAATTGCCATAACTCATTGCGCCGCAATGAGTTATGGAATCTTGGAAATTTTTTTCGCCTTTTCTGTCTCTTGCTAGTGGACAATGGGCGAAACGCGCCCTATCTTTCTTGTGTCGGGAACGCAACGCAAAACGCGGAGCGAAACGACGCAAGGGGAAACGCCATGAACGAACAACGCCAAACGGAACGGGAACAACGGGAAAACGCGGAACGCCAATTGGCCCGCGAACAACGCGCCGCATTCATCGCCAGCGTAGGATACGACGCGGGCGCGATGGAACGGTTAAACGCCACGGCCACGGCCACGGGCGAAACGGAAGCAACGGGGAAGGAAATAACGCAAGTTATCTTTCCGCGTATCGACGTTATCGCCCATACTAACCGCGTTTCGCTTCATTGCGATAAAACGGTTATTATCGCTCCGCCCGTGGCCCGCGTTCATGCGGATACGCGGGAAGGAACGGGGCGCGTTGAACCGACATTGACGAACGCGGAACGCAAGGAACGTATCGCCCATGAAAAGGCGCATCCGTTCCTTGACGGGGCGAAAGTGAAACGCGCCGACGACATCGCGAATGACATCATTTTGAAACGGAACGAAAAAACCGGAAAGATGATGCGCAAGAGCAACGGGGCGAAAGTGAGCAAAAAACCGCGCGGGCAAGCAACGTGCGAAGCGTTGTTTTGCCACGGGGAAAGGGAAGACGATAGTTTTTCCCGTACCATCGCGTTGCGTTATCTCACCAAACGTCTTATCTTTTCTCCGCGTTCATCGGCCACGGGGAAAGAGGATGCGCCCGCGACATTGAAGGCGCGGAAAACATCGTCAAGCAAACATCAAACCGCGTTCTTCGTCGCCAGTGACATTGAAGACATCATTCAAGAAGCGTTCATTCTATGGGCCACGGGAACGCGGGAAGACGGGGCGAAAAAATACGCCACGGGAAACAAGCTATTCGACACTTGCAACGCGGTCCGCGACGCGCGGAACGCTTTCCAGCGTAGAAAATGGGCGGAAGCGAAACGGTTAGACATCCTCAAAATGAGGATGCAAGCGCGGGAAGACAAGGAACGCGGATACGCTAACCGTTTCTATGATGCCGAACTAGACGCGCTTACGGAAGCTATGCGGGAACATGGCGCATCAAACCAGCGCGAACTAGCTGACGCGCTGGGAATTAGCGCGGGCGAATTGTGCAAACGCTTAGGACGTTTGCGGGAACGGGCGGAACGGATGGAACGGGCGGAACAACGCTAAACGCCACGGGCCACGGGAACGCTAACCGTGGCCCGTTCATCGGCCACGGGAACGGGCCACGGGAACGCTAACCGTGGCCCGTTTCCCCTTGCGCACGGGCCACGGGCCACGGCCACGGGCCACGGCCACGGGCCACGGCCACGGCCACGGGCCACGGGCCACGGGCCACGGCCACGGGCCACGGCCACGGGCCACGGCCACGGCCACGGGCCACGGGCCACGGGCCACGGGCCACGGGCGGAAATAATTCTGGAAATTATTTCCCCGTTTTCTGTCTCTATCATTTGACAAGGGGCGAAACGCGCCCCATAGTTCAACGGGGAAGAACAACGGGCCACGGGGAAACAAAATGAAAACTTACTTTCTGTCTCTTGCGTTCGTCGTCGTCGTCGTCGCCAGCGTTTGCAACGCTTCCGTTGTCAAGCGTTCTTTCGCTCAAATGGAACGGTTAAACGTGGCGTTGAACGTGGCCCGATAACGGGCCACGGCCACGGGCGGAAATAATTCTGGAAATTATTTCCCCGTTTTCTGTCTCTATCATTTGACAAGGGGCGAAACGCGCCCTATCTTTCCTTGTCGGGAAGAACAACGGCCACGGGGAAACGCAATGAGCAAGCGAAACGCAACGGTTTGGAAATTGTGGCAACGTATGCCAGCGAACGCGGGCGCGAAATTGTGGGAACGGTTCAACGCGGTTATCTTACGGCGGTTTGGTCCGCCAGAAAGCGAATAGGGAAATGGCTTTATTCATTTTGTTCATCGGAACGTGGCTTTTTTGTACACTACTGAAAAACGCGGACCGATTTTCCCATAGGGGAAAAGCCCGATAACCCCCGGTGGGTCAAAACCCCTAGGCAAAGTCGCCTACGGGGTTTCGCCTGGCCGGCCGCCCCACACTATTTCGCGCCTAGAAAATTTTTATAGACCCCTACCCCCGGTGGGGTCAAATGTTAAATTCAGAGTCGGAATCACATTTCAAACAATCGTATTTTGCACTGGAAAAATTCCAAAAAATTAATCATGACCACTGACCCATGACCAATGATAAGATTAATCGTGGTGCATGATGATTACGGCAAAGGTGTCATAGGTTCATGGTTCAAATCTGCGGCGAACCGATTCCTCAAAGAGACATGGTTCGATTCTGAAAAGAGTCATGGTTCATGGTTAATCAAATGGAAAAGGTGTCATGAGTCAGGGTTAGAAAAAGGGTGATTGATCGCGGAGTCATGAGTCAGGGTTAGTTCATTTCTTAACAAAATCCCGATTGGTCGGGGAGTCATGAGTCAGGGTTAATCGGATATATTTTTTCACGTTTTACGCCCAAAAAATTTGTGAAACAAAAATAGGCATATCGGACCACCTATCATAGAGGGGTATACAAAACGACACACGAATTTTTTGGGAGAAAAAGGTGAAAAGTTTTCTTAGCTTAATCGCGATTTTGCTCCTTCAAGGAATCAGCTTCGGCCAGACGATTTCCATTGAAGACAAAGTCGAAGTCAAAAACGGACGCATGGCGTCTGTGACCATCAAATCGGACGGTAAAGCGACGAACTACGTTGCCTTGCCCAACGATAATCTCGATATCTTCCGCGAGTACGATCCCGACCCAACGGTAATCAAACTTCGCCTCCTCAGCTACACAAACGGAACCTATTACATTGTCGCCAACACGACGTTGAACGACAAGATTACTACCAAAACATGCGTGGTACAAGTCGGTGGTCCGGCTCCTGTACCTGTGCCACCCGACATCAAACCAATTCCTGTGCCTCCGGGTCCGGATGCACAGTTGCTCAAGAATCTGAAAGCCGTCTACGCCGCGGACTCTTCAAGCGATAAGGAGACTGAGCTTGAGGCATTGATCGCGTTGTACGAACAAGGAAGCACGTTTGTCAAGACGCGAGCCGATTTGAAAACTTACGGACAAGTCTGGACGGCATTCAGCGAAGTGGCCAAGACACTTGGTTGCTCGAAGAAACTGATTGCTGTGCAACAATTGATCCAAAACGAGATGACCCTTGCGGGCATCCCGATTAGTCCAAGTGACGGTGGAACCCAAGTGAACAAGGAACTACTGGTCCCGCAACTGCAACGGATTGCGAATCTTCTGAAACAGGTGAAGTAAATGTACACCCAAGCCAACGAGGGACAGCACATTGAGTCCGGCTGGATTGAGCCGGGTGTGCGAACCACGGAAACAAAGAACGCCCATGCCACAATCATGGGTGCGATGCCCGCCTTCAAGATCATCGGGCAATTCAAGGCCGTCGAAAAGGTGTTCCTTTGGGATGCTTTCCGGCAGGTAGTTGGTAAGGACAAGCCTACCAACTACCAAGCAATCGGTTCCTGTGTTGGTCAGGGTAAAGAGTGTGCCGAGGCTTACACCTTGGTGAACACGGTCCTTGCCGATCCAACACAAAAGTATGAACAGATTTATGAGCCGTATGGATACGCTCAGAGTCGTGTTTGTGCAGGAATCAGAGGCAACTCGGACGGGTCGACTGGATCGGGTGCTGCGGAAGCGGCTACCAAATTCGGTGCCTTGTTCATCCGATATGAGCCGAGCCTCGCCAATACGATTACTTACACGGATGACGGCAAGACGCTGAATCAACCGGGTAACGTCGAGAAGGATTGGGGACGCAACGGTGCCCCTTCCAAGTACATCGAACTCGGCAAGAAGCAGTTGGTGAAGAGTACGGCGAACCTCCGCACAACGGATCAAGTTCGCGACGCACTTGTCAACAAGTATGCCGTGACGATTGCATCCAACTGGGGCGGCTCGATGAAGCCGCAGGTGAAGAATGGTGTTCTCCTTAATCGGAGAGTAACCACTTGGAACCACCAGATGGCCGTTATCGCCTATTGGGACCACCCCGATCTTGGCGAAATCTTCTACATTCAGAACTCGTGGGGCTGGTTTGTCCACGGTATCTGTCCATCGGGTGCGCCTGGTGGTGGCTTCTGGGTATTGAAGGGTGAACTTCAATACATCTGCAATCAAGGTGAGACGTTCGCGTACTCGCCATTCGTCGAAGGATTCCCAGCCGACTGGGTTCCCTGGATTTTCTAACCAAACTCAGCCCCGTTATCGAGCAATCGGTAACGGGGCTTTAAGAGGGTAAAGACATGAACCAAGAACTTGAAACTCTCATGCCCGCAATCATGTTCAATACGGGCATGATTGTCTGTCAAACTCCGAACCAGTGCATGTGCTTCGAATCGCCGAAGAGTCCACAAGTTGTTCGGGCACCGAATCTGAATCAAATGGATGTTGGTGATTCCTTGAATGATGGGGGCTGGATGTGAAAAAGCTAGTTCTCCTACTTCTTCTCTTTCCTTCGATTGCTTTTGGGCAGTCGAAGGACGAGCAAGCAAAGAATGCTTTCGCTCAAGTGAAATTCGATTCCATTGCCAAGTCGGCTTTCGAATCGGTTAAGCTACATTGTGAGTGTCAGAACTGCGACTGCAAAGATTGCAAATGCACAAAGGACACTTGCGATTGCATCTCTTGTAACAGCTTTGACGCCGTTTACAAGAAAGCAATCAAAGACAACCAAGCCGTGGTACTTGCTGTAAGTGCCCCGAAAATCGAAAGTCCAATGTGGAAGCTGATTGAACTGAAAACGATTACAGGCGAAAAGCCTGGTTACATCGTTGGAGTGCCTAAGGATGGGGCTTTGGTTCGTCTGGACTTCCCGCCAACCGCAACCAAACAACGAATTCGTTTGGATATTTTGCACGTTTACTACCCGCTGACTGCTGGTTACCAGGAATGTGCAACGTGTCCATACGGTCGAGTTTGGGTTGGTGTGCAAAAGACTTCTAGGAATCCTGTTGGCCACACTCACACCTGCACCAGTTGTGGCGAGACTTGGGACCATACTGCAAACCCTACACATACGTGTAGAAATTGTGGTGGACATCCGCCAATGACCCGCAACGGTGGGTACTTGGCGGATGTCGCCCCAAGAATGATTCGGTCGCGTTGACCGTAGTCTTTCCGTCCTCAGTTGGGGATTTTTATGTTCTGGACACCTGAACAAGTAGCGATTTTACACAACCTGAACAACCAAAAGATGACGCACAAGGAAATCGCATCGCGTTTGGGTCGTACAATCCCTTCGATTCGTCAGAAGTTGAAGGCCGGAAAGGAATCAGTCGCTGGGGTTAAGGAAAACTTGGAGGTCGACGTTAAGGAAGATGTCGCAGTAATCACTTCGCACAGTAAAACTGTGCGGACATTGGAACAAGCTCTCAAGGCCAGTGCCGTTGATACAAAGGTTTGGGAAGTCGAACGCTTTGTAATCAACAAATGGGACTGTGTTGCCAAGATTGAACGCAAAGGCAAAAAGGTGCTTGCCGCTACAGAATTGTGGCAAGTTAAGGTCTTTTTGCGAAGAAAAGTGCCAGTAACCATTGAAGAGGGCTTGAAACTCTTCCTTGCACAGGTTCCGAGTCAACGGACCGAAAGAATCTTTTACGAAAAACACGCTGATCCTTACCTGCTTGAGATAAGTATTTGGGATCACCACTTCGGTAAGCTGGCATGGGGCCGCGAGACCGGAGAGAACTATGATCTCAAGATCGCGGAACAGATTTACTCTGATGCGGCTCACGAATTAATCGAAAAGAGCCGCGGGTTCAACATCGACAAGATCGTTCTACCCATTGGGCAGGACTTTTTTCACGTTGACGGACCAAATAACACGACAACAGCCGGTACACCGCAGGATGTTGATGGCCGATTAGCCAAAATCTTTGCCACCGGGCAAAGGGCCTTGATTAATCTTTGCGATTTGCTCATGGGAATTGCTCCAGTACACATTCTTTGGGTGCCTGGGAATCATGACTGGTACACAAGTTGGTATTTGATTAAAGTGCTTGAGGCACATTATCGGTTCACAAAAAGTGTAACCGTGGATGCGAGTGAAATGCCAAGGAAACACATCGAATACGGTGTGAATCTTTTGGGTTATACTCACGGTTGTGACGAGAAACACGGCTCTTTACCAGCGATTATGGCCGGACAATGGCCTCACGAGTGGGCCAGAACGACTCATCGCGAATGGAAATTGGGACATTTCCATCGAGTGAAAGAAACGCACTACAATGCCGCCGAGACTATCGATGGTGTGCTTGTAAGAGTTCTTCCTAGCTTATGCGGAACTGACAGTTGGCATTTTAAGAAGGGTTATGTGGGTGGCATGAGAGCCGCTCAAGCCTTCCTTTACAGTGCCAAACGTGGCTACTCTGGACATCTCAACGCAATGGTGAAAAATGGCAATTGAAGATGCAGCCTCTTTCATACGGGTAGAACCCGATGATCCAACATGTTGTCAGGGTCTGAATGCTCATGGCCCTTGTAACATACAAGCGGTGCCAGGACAAAAGTTTTGTAAGCTGCACTTTGGAATCGGTAACAAGATTGCCGAACAAAGAGAAGCAAGAAACTACAGAATCAATAAATGGCAACATCGCATCAACGAATTGGCTGACAATGATTCGTTGAAATCATTGCACGAAGAAATTGGCGTGCTAAGATTACTCTTGGAAGAGACCATGAATAAGTGTCATACCGACACTGATCTCATGCTCTATAGCAGTAAAATTTCTGATCTTGTTGTAAAGATCGAAAAACTCGTGGCTAGCTGCCACAAACTTGAGCTGGCTACTGGTCAACTTGTCAACAAACAAAACATGATGTTCATGGGCGATGTCGTCATTCAAATCATCGGAGAGGTTTGTCCTCCCGACAAGATTGCTGGCGTCTCCGAACGCATCATGCGAGTTATCACAGAGATGAATCATGGCGAATCTGAAACACCCGTTATTCAAGGAAATGGCCAATAGAATTGCTGCTGGGCTTAGTCGGAAAACAATTACAAAACCGTCACAATGGGCTGAAAAGTACCGTGTGCTTGGTGGTAAAGATTTCCCTGGTCCGTGGCGATTTAAACACCATCCTTGGTTGGTTGAGATGCACGACTCCCAAGCCCCGATGAATGTGGGTAAGAAGTCTGCACAGATGGGCTACACGGAAACCGTTCTCAATCTGACGTTCTTCAAGATTGATATCGAACGGATTGATTGCCTGTATGTGCTGCCCTCAAAGACTCCTGATGCGAGCGACTTTTCTACCGGACGATTCGATCCGGCTTTGGAACTGTCGCCGCATCTGGAGAATCTTTTCAGTGATGTGAAGAACATCGGACACAAACGAGCCGGCCCTACGAATCTTTACATTCGTGGTAGTAAAAGTCGTTCACAACTTAAGTCGATTCCGGTCGGCTTCTTGGTTCTGGACGAAGTTGACGAAATGGTGGAGAAGAACATTCCACTGGCTATGGCTCGTCAAGACGGTCAGTTGACAAAGAATGCTTGGGCGATTTCGACGCCTACGATTCCTACCTTTGGAATTGATGAATTGTTTGGTAAAACCACACAAGAGCATTTCTTCTTCAACTGTCCTAGTTGCTCACGGTTCATTGAACTGGAGTTTCCTAAGTCTTTGGTGGTCACTGGTAAAGACCTGTTTGATCCCGACTTGGAAAAGAGCCACTTGATTTGTCTGCACTGTAAAGCCGTGCTACCCCATAAGGGTAAGTCAGAATGGTTGCAAACTGGTCGATGGGTGCCAAGCTATACTGACCGTGAAGAACGGGGCTTTTACATTCATCAACAGTATTCGCCTACAGTATCGCCATACGAATTGGCAAAGTTTGCGATTGAATCGGAATACAACCCGGCTGTTGAGCAAGAATACTGGAACTCAAAAGGTGGCCTAGCTCATACTGTCGATGGTGCCAAGCTTGATGACGAAACCATCAAGAAGTGCTATGGTAGCTACAAGAAGAAAGAGCTATCTAAGAACGGCTTCACGACAATGGGTGTCGATATTGGTAAGTGGATTCACTACGAAATCGATTTGTGGTATCCACCCGAACACATTCAGAATGACTTGAACTTGGAATCTTTCTGTCGTGTTGTAACGATGGGTAAGGTTCAAAAGTTTGAAGACCTTGATGTGTTGATGCGAGAGTTTCAAGTCAACTTCTGTGTAGTTGACGCGAATCCTGAAAGACGTAAAGCTTTTGAATTTGCTTCACGTTTTTGGGGTTACGTTAAGATGTGTTTCTATGGACGAGGTATCCAAGGGAAACAGATTAACGTACCGAATGCGGACAGGAACTCAGAGCCAACCATCACGGTTGATCGAACCTCTTGGCTCGATATGTCCTTGGGACGATTTCGCTCGAAACGAATTGAGCTTCCAATGGACACGGACCTTGAATACCTACAGCACCTAAAAGCATTGGTGCGTGTTTTCGAGAAAGACCAGGACGGTAACCCTGTGGCAAAATACATCAAGAAGGAACGAGATGAAGACCACTTGGCACATGCACGGAACTATGCCGAAATCGCTCTGCCTTTTGCGTGTGGTATGGGTCAGAGCCAAGATATTTTCGATACACCTATCTAGGAGAAACCATGTTCTTGAAGAACATTCTGAATAGAATCGTTCACTACAACGATGGAGCATTGATTACAATGTTCCGTCAGCGTGAAAAATCGGGTTCCCAAACGGCCATCAGTAAGGTCCGAATGGGACCGAACGCAATCCATGTAGGAATCACCCGAGCGGATGGTTCCTACGAAGACCTTGGTGTCAGCTACAATTTGCTGACAAACATTGGTCGTGACTGGTTGTGCGGTGCAATCGGCGGGTTTATTCCTGCTGGTAACACTGTTGCCTCAAACATCTCCACTGGTGTCTCTGCAACGAGCATCACTGGTACTGGTTCGGTCTGGACTGCAAGCAATCTTGCAACGCCACAACTTGGTTTGGCTGGACTTCGCGTCTATGCTTCGCCAAATACATCGACCGACCCGATGGTGTATGGCAACATCATCAGCAATACCACAAACGTCATCACGATTGATAAGTGGTGGGAGGCTGATGACACGACTGGTACTACACCAACAACAGGTGATTCTTTCATTATCGGAGCAGGTGGACCAGCTTCGGCTCGATTCATGGCGTTGACGACAAACTCGTCGGCAGCTTCTGCATCGAACACTGTGCTGACGAGCGAAATCACCAACAACGGTGCTGCTCGTGCGTTGGCGACGTATGCCCATACCTTTGGTGCTGCGACGTTCACGCTGCAAAAAGCGTTCTCGATTACGGGCACGTTGACAGCCATTCACCGCATGGGTCTCTTCACAGCACTCAGTGCTGCTGGAGCCGACCCGATGATCTTCGAGACGGTGTTGAACCAAGACGCAACTGTCGGCAACGGTGATACGCTCACCGTCACTGACACTCTCACGGTTTCGGGGTAATCATGTTTAAGTGCAAAAACTGCGGACATGTAGAATCGGCGGAACAAGCGGGTGAATGCTCCCATCCACACGCTTGTTCCGCCTGTGGTGCGGGCATCACCTACAATCCGAAAACTGGAGCTAAGGTTTTGGATGCCTCAAATTGGGAAGTCCTAAGTGGTGCGTTGCCCAATGGACTCAAAGAACTGGTGCAAGGGAAACAAATCAATGTTTCCGTTGGTAACAAGTTGGGACTCAAGCAGAGTACCCAGTAATCTGGAGATGACATGTCAAATGCAAATGTTTGTAATTTGACGCATCCAGATTACCAGCAACAACTTCAAGAATGGATAAAGTGGAGATACACGTATGAGAGCGGAACCGCTTTCATCCGAAAGTATCTCCGCCAATTTACCAATCGTGAAGACCCTGATGATTTTACGATGCGTCGGGATATTTCTTATTGCCCTGCCTTTGCAAAGGCCGCTCTTGATGAAGTGAAGAACTCCATCTATCAGCGAATGGCCGATGTGAGCCGGCAAGGTGGCAGCAAGAAGTATCAAGCAGCTTGTGAGGGTGGCAACGGTGGTGTCGATTTGTGCGGCTCTTCGATGAACTACTACATTGGATGTAATGTTCTTGAAGAAATGCTCAAGATGCGTAAAGTCGGGGTGTATGTCGATATGCCAAGTGACGTAGGACAAAGTCAGGCGGATTCGGCACACAAACATCCTTATCTTTACACCTACATTACCGAAGACATTCGAGCTTGGAAGCTTGATGAAACTGATGACCTTACTCAGTTTCAGTCTGTCTTACTGAGAGACCATATTTACGAATATGATAATCAGTTTGGTTTCCCGATAAATTGTGTTGAGCGTTATCGACGAATCTGGAAGGAAGCCGGAAAGGTCTACTTCGCTTTCTACAATGCTGCTGGAGATATGGTTGACAAGAATAATCAACCGATCAAAGACCCAACAGTCCTGAACATTCCAATCGTACCGTTCGTGTTGTTTGAGATTAGCGATTCGTTGATGAAGAACATCGCGGATTATCAGATTGCATTGCTCAACTTGGCTTCGGCCGATATGATCTATGCACTGAAAGCTAACTTCCCATTCTACGTCGAACAGTACGAACCACGAATGAATAGTCAGCATCTTCGACCGGTCGGAGATGGTACGGCGGAAGGTGCTGCAGCAGCAACAACCGAAGAAGTCAAGATGGGTGTCGCTAAGGGACGCCGATACCCGAAGGGTGTTGAAGCTCCGAAGTTCATCCACCCTTCTTCGGAACCGATGACCGCTTCGATGGAAAAACAGGACCAACTCAAGGGAGAAATTCGACAACTTGTCGGACTTGCTCTTGCGAATCTTAAAGGTCCACGAATGGCATCGGCGGAATCGAAAGCAAAAGATGAAGCTTCTCTTGAAGCTGGTCTTAGCTACATTGGTATGACTCTTGAAAACGGCGAACGGAAAGTAGCCGAAATTTGGTCATACTACGAAGGAGAGAACAAAGTCGCGACAGTCAACTATCCTGAGACGTATACGTTACGGACCGAACAAGATCGCCGTACCGAATCGGAACAGTTGGGCAAACTTCTGCCACTTGTACCGAGTGTGACGTACCAGAAGACTGTTGGCAAGAAATTGGCAAACTCGTTACTTGCAGCGTCGAGTTCGAAAGAAACGATGGAGAAGATTTACAAGGAAATCGATGACGCTCCTGGTTTCTGTAGCGATCCTGTGACGATTGCCAGTGATGTGGAACACGGATTGGTGTCCAATGGGACAGCTTCTATCCTTCGCGGCTACCCTGAGGGTGAAGCCGAGAAAGCTGAAAAGGACCATGAGAAGCGATTGAAACGGATTCAGGAAGCTCAAGCTCCTAAGAATCCTGTCCAAGACGGACAAGCCCGAGGAATCATAGACCAGGGTGGTGACCCACTGGCTGGTAAAAATGAGAAAAAGGAACAGAAAGACCCCACTCAAAATGATACTGGTAAAGTGCCAGTACGCGGAACTGGGAAACCTACACCCAACAAATAGTAGGGATTTCTAAAGGTGTGCAATGAAGAATCGTTACCTCCCTGGGCTGATCGTTTCGACGTTTTACGAAGGCGATGACGAGGCCGCGAAGGCTGCGGAAGCGGAAGCCAAGGCTGCCGAAGCCGAAGCTGCTGCCAAAGCCAAAGCCGAAGCGGACGCAAAAGCGAATCCGAACCAGGTGTTCACACAAGACCAAGTGAACAAAATGCTGGCGGAAGACCGTCGAAAGCACAAGGCTCAAGTTGACAAGCACGTCGCTGAGCTTGAGCAATTGAAGAAGTCCAAAAGCCTCTCTGATCAAGAACGGACGAATCTGACGACCAAGATCGAAGAGCTTCAAAATAGCGTGTTGACGAAGGAACAACGCGCTGCCAAGGAAAAAGAAAAGCTTGAGAAGGACCTTAAGGCCACGTCCGAGCAACTCACGGCCGAACGTGATCAGTGGAAGAATCGCTTCCATACGTCTCAGATCAAGCAAGCGATTACCAGTGAGGCAGCAGCCCACAAAGCATTCGATTCTGACGCGTTGATTGCTATTCTGGGGCCGAATACGCGACTCGTTGAAGTCTTGGACGAATCTGGTCAACCGACCGGCGATTTCGTCCCCAAGACCAAGTTCAAGGATGTTGACAAAGAGAAGAAGGAATTCGTCGCGGATTTGACGGTGCCGGAAGTTGTGGCACGCATGAAAGAAATTCCCAAGTATGGATACTTGTTTGAAACTACTGCACAGGCTGGCGTGGGAGCCAATACACGGCCCGGTGGCAGGGGTGTCGATCCATCCGAAATGACGCCCGCTCAATATCGTGAGTGGCGCAAGAAAGAAGGTCTGTAAAACATGAAGACTCTCAATTACCTCCAAGCGGTCGCTGTTTGCACCGTTTACTCGAACGACAACAGCGCGTACGTTCCTCAGATGTGGGCACAGGAATCGCTCGCCATCCTTGAGGAAAATATGGTGGCAGCCAACTTGGTGCACCGCGATTTTAGCCCGCTGATCGCCTCCTACGGCGACACGGTCAACACTCGTCGGCCCAGCAAGTTCACTGCCATCCGCAAGACCGGCACGGAAAACGTGACCGATCAAGATGCGGTGGCCACGAACGTACCGGTCGTTCTCGACCAGTTGTTCCACGTGACCTTCGTCATCTACGACGCGGAAGCCAGCAAGTCCTTCAAGGACTTGGTCACCGAGTACATGCGTCCCGCCATGTTGGCGCACGCTCAGGCCATTGACAAGGTCGTTCTCGGCCAAGTCAGTAACTTCATGGGTAATTCCTACGGTACCCTGAACGGCCTGACCGTCAACAACGCGATCGACGGCATCCTCGGAACTCGCGAGATCATGAATCGGAACCTCGCTTACGTCGATGGACGTAACCTGATTCTGACTCCCTCGACCGAAACCACTCTCTTGAACCTGCCGATCTTCACGCAGGCCAACCAAGTCGGTGACCAAGGTCAGGCTCTCGCGAACGCGTACATCGGTCGCAAGTACGGATTCGGAACGTACATGTCTCAGCACATGTCCAGCGTTGCCGTGACTCCGACTGTCGATGCGACGTACCGTACCAACGCGGCTGCTGCGGCTGGCGCGACGACTCTTGCCCTCAAGACCGGTACCACGTTGTTCGATAACAACACGTGGTTCACTGTTGCCGGCTCGGGCGTTCCGCACCGCGTTGTGACTGGTGGCCAGTCGACGGCTACGAGCATCACTTTCACACCGGCTCTTTCGGGTGCGGTGCTTGACAGTGCTGTCGTGACGTTCACTGTCCCTGGTGCTGTTGAACTCACCGCCGGATACGCGGCTGGGTACAACAAGGAAATCATCGTTGACGGTCTCACGGTTGCACCGAAGATCGGCCAACTGGTTTCGTTCAGCAACACGGCCAATAGCCCGGTCTACACGATCATCAATGTCAGCACCTACGCTGGTCCCAGCTACGGTCTGACCTTGGATCGTTCGCTGTCCGTGGCTGTTGCCGATGAAGATGAAGTCAACCTGTCGCCGATGGGTGAGTACAACTTCGCCTTCCACAAGAATGCGATTGCACTCGTGACTCGTCCGATGGAACTGCCTCGCCAGGGAATCGGTGCTGCGTCGGCCAATGTCAACTACAACGGCCTGTCCGTTCGCGTTGTCATGACCTACGACGGCAAGGCCCAAGGTACTCGCGTGACTCTCGATATCCTCGCGGGTATCAAGACGCTCGATACCAACCTCGGTGCCGTGTTCGTAGCGTAATCAAACGGGGCAACCTCATTGAGGTTGCCCCGTAATTTTCGGGTTGTATAACGAAAGCACTTGCCTTTAGGCGGAGAGAGCGTCGAATACAACCCTAACGGTCTTTTGGTGTAACGGCTAGCACAGTTGTCTGTCGCACAACTAGAAGGGGTTCGATTCCCCTATTGACCGCTATTACGGGGTGGACTGGAGTCTGGTCCCAGCTTGGTCTCATAAGCCAAACAACGTGGGTTCAAATCCCACCCCCGTAACTTTCTTTAGGAGCATCCAATGG